ATTGCAAACCTTCCGGCGAGTATCGACTCTCAGAGCCTCAGCACCGACGACAGATTCCTCCTCAAGTCTCAGAGCGACCAATCCGAAAATGGAGTCTATCTCTATAAGGGAAGTGGAAACGCGGCGGCTCGAGCCGAGGACATGAATGTCGCAAGTGAGTTTCCCGGAGCAGCTGTCTATGTTCTCGCCGGTACAAATGGTCAAAAATCTTATGTATGTACGAATAGCGCAGATCCAAACCTCGGAACGGATAATATTACATGGACTCAATTCGCCGGAGCCGGCTCCGATAGTATCACTGTATCGGGAGGACTTGCTCGTACTGGAAACGATATTTCTATCGCGGCTAATGGCGTTTCGACTCCAAAAATAAATGACGGAGCTGTTACTTCATCAAAATTGGGATCGGCTAGTGTGTTGACGGCGGCCGTCGGAGACGCTCAAATTACGCAAGCGAAACTCGCGAATGACAGTGTCGGCGCGGCTCAAGTAATTTCCGGAGCAATTGGAAGTACCGAGCTGGCCTCGGATTCCGTGATCGAAGCGAAGATCGGTAATGCACAAGTGAGCACAGTAAAATTACAGGATGCTTGTATCACTTCCGGAAAATTGGGATCTGCTGTTGTCCAGACAAGCCATGTCGGAGACGCTCAAATTACTCAGGCAAAATTGGCGAATGATAGCGTCGGAGCGGCTCAAATCGCTAATTCTGCAATTAATGACTCGGCTATGTTTTCCGCCGGTGTCATCGATTCCGATGCTCTCGGTAATGCGAGCGTTTCTTCGAACAAGATCGCCGGTGGAGCCGTGGGGACAAGTGCTCTCGCGAACGCAAGCGTAAATTCTAGCAAACTAGCAGATTCTAGCGTTTCGGCCGCAAAATTGGGAATCACCTTTAAGCAAGAAGGATTCCAAATCTCCGGAGCATCTACAACAACGATCGACCTCTCCGTAGCTCTCCCGAGTAATGCGGCGAATAGTGTCCTCGTGTTCAAGAATGGTCTATCTCTTCGAAACATGAGTGCTCTCGGAGATACTCCGGCGGATAATGACGAATTCAGTGTAGCTATCACCGGAGGCTCATCCGGAGTATGCAGACTCACATTCGGATCGGCTCTCGCGAACGCTGACTCTCTGATTGTTTGGTTCTTTCACTAATCGAAATTGAGAGTTAATTGAGGGGAGATCTTCTCGGTCTCCCCTTTCTTCTTTTCTTCTTTTGAGGTACCCATGAGAAAAGCACATACTTCCTTTTGGCGTCGTTTTACTTCTTCACTTCTCCCTCGAGTCCTCCGAGGGAGAAAGACGAACGATCCGCCTTCTTTACGAGCGATTATCTCTACAATCATATTGCACTCCGTATATTTATGATATAATATAAAAATATTGGGTACGGTCGCACCGGTAAAAGCAGAGAGCCCGGAGACACACCGAAACCCTTTATACATAGGAGCCGTGATGGCTACAACGAAACCGATTACTTTTGACAATGTTGCCCTTTCCGGTGGATTGGTCGACAAATTAAGACTCTCAGCAATGATCTCTCAAGAGATAAACCTCCTCTTGAAAGACTCGACAAACCTTCGAAACACGGGCTTAATCAGCTATCAAGGCTCAATAAACGGCCTTGGAAGCGATACAGTGAGGGTTAGGCTCGCTGGACTCGATGGATATGATAGCATGAGCGCGGCCGTTTCCGAGATTTCGGACGAATCCGCAAATACAACCGCTCTCACAATCGACTCCGCAGACATAGCGGCGGCGCGCCAATTCATCATTTACGAGATGGACGATCTCGCCGGGATGACCGGCCTTTCAGGATCTCCGGATATAAATCCTTTCCGTATCGCTCAATCGATCGCCGGATCTTATGAAACAAGATTCGCCGAGCTGACATGTGCGGCGGCATCCGGATTTACTGCAACCGCCGGAGCGAACACTACAACCCTCTCAGTAGATGATTTTTTCAACGCAATATTCAAGATTGAGCAATCATCAAATCTTGGAGGACTTGCTGTAGGTGCCCCCGGTGCATATGCTATGGTTCTCTCGCCTTTGGCCTTAACACAGCTTCAAGACTCTTTGCGCAATGAGACCGGAAACGCAGTCTCAAGAATGGAGTCTTCTGCTTCTATGCTCGAAGCTAAATCCGAGAATTTCGCCGGTACATTGTTCGGCGTAGATGTCTATCGCTCCGCACATGTAACCGAAAACGGTTCCGCCGGATACGACAATTATCTCCTCTCTCCGATGGCTCTCGGTTATGTCGATGGAATCCCTCAGAACATACCCGGAAGCGCGGATTTAATGCAGATTGGAAAATGTGTCGTGGAATTTGATCGGCGTCCAATGTCGGCTAAGACCTTTATCGTGGGTCACGGGTACATGGGCGTTGCGAAAATTCAGGATGCGAAAGGCGTAAAAGTACTTTCTAAACGTTAATGATTGATATGTCGGAGGCTGATGTTTGTAGTCTCCTTGTATCAGTCTCCGGCGCCCTTTTTACTATAAGGAGACAACATGACAACCTATGACTCTTTCGCCCAGCCGTGGGAAGAAAAGCAGAGTATAAACACAAGAATACCCAAAAAGAAGAACTCGAGATTCTTTCTCGCACACAATCCGGAGAATTGGGAATTGGTAGTATTTGAGAGCACAATATCGATTGAAGGAAAAAAGAAGAAAGTTTCGACTCCTCTTCTTCTTCCGATGCTCTCCTCAATCCTCGAGGAACCCGGCGTGAATGGAACCCGAGTCGTATCCGGTCGGATAGACTCCTCGATTATGCGTACATCAATGATCGATCAGGGTTGGACGCTCCTCGACGCGAAGAGACTCGATTATCTTCGAGTGTATCCGGCGCACAAAGGGAACTATCATACAACGAGATGGTGTTCTCTTGAAAAGGTCGGCCGTCGAATGATAGAACATTTCGACCAATCCGGATACGATGATTGGAGAAGATCTCTAATAGTGGATGGACATCTATCCCCTCCACATCCGAAAATTGCAGAACTCCTATTAATCGAGCTCAATCGCTCGATGTCTCGCCTCGAGAGAGATCAGCATATCCCCGAGGTAGCGATACGCCTCAAGACAAAACAGCAGATATACAAGGACACCAAACGAGCAATCTCGAACGTATCGAGATCCGGGAGAGATGCATATGTCAAGTGATAAGAAACGCTCCGCTCTCAATCGGGTTGCAGCTCGAGTCCGTCAATCAAACCCAAATCTAACACATGACCAAGCGCGGCGAGTTGTCGAGAAACATCTCGAGCGATACGACCGAAAACAGGAGAAATAATGGCCTATACAGACAAAGCAGAATTCAAGATCCCTCGTCACATTGTCCTCAAGGGAGGAGTAAATGTTGAGTCAATTAATACGATTAAGATCTTGGGATATGATGATTCGCAAATACAAATATTAGACAATAGCTCGGCCGGAGCTGTAGATTTGAAGCTACCCGAAGCAAAAGAGGGAGCTTTCTTCTTTATCCGGAGTACAGGCTCTCAAGCCATCCACATAAGAGACTCCGCTACTACAACGACATACGCGATTCTCTCCACCAATGAAGGATGTATGGTAGCGTCGGATTCATCTGATTATCATTTGGTTATGAAGGCGTAATTGAATGTCTCTATCTACTCCATACGCCGCACAAATACGAGCCGTCGAGCTTCTCGAGAGAGGTCGAGCACAAGAGACCTTTCTCAAGATATACCGAGATGGATCTCAAATCGTACCGACGGCCGGAAAATATACGTTAATCAAACCGACCGGCTCGGAGATTGTAACGGATGGAGTAGCTACGATCAACCCTTCCGGAACGGTCACATATACACATTCGGCGGAATCTCTCAAGGACACCGAAGATCTCGGAGAGGGATATGTCCAGGAATGGACAATCACAATCTCCGGCGATGAGTTTATCTTTCGGAGAATGTGCGCTCTCGTGCGCAAGAGATTGTATCCGGTAGTCTCCGACATAGACTTGACGGCGACATATAGCGATCTCGATAATGTACG